TAATGGTAAAAATGCACATTACACTATTAAAGAACCTGATTGGTGGAAAGAAAAATTAAAACCTTATGATGGAAGTTATATTTCTATTTTTCAAACAAAACCCGATAGAGGGGGTAAAGTTGTTAATAAAGAAGAATGGAAACCTAGTAAAATTACACTACAAAAACTAGAAAAAAATCATAAAACATTAGATGAAACTCAAAAAGAAAAATCTAAACTATTATAATAATGTCTGTAAAAATTATAGATGATTTTGCAAATGTAAAAGAGCAATTAGAAATTATAAATTATACAAACAACAATAATTTACTTTATTCTTTTAATAGCACTTCTATAACCAATAAAAAATTCATGACTTCTAATACAATAGATTACCCTCAAATTGTTCATGAGATTATTAGAGATGATGAGGTGTATAATAATGTTTTATTTTCTTACATTTATACTTTGTTATTTAAACATAAACTATCTAACAATTTTATTCATAGAATAAAGATAAATACTACTTTTCCCTATCCAAAAAATAATGAAAACAATTACGGACCGATTCACACTGATATATCAGACATTAATGTAAATGGTATTAGTATTATATATTACATAAATAACAGTGACGGAGATACTTTGTTTTTTGATGATGATTTGAATGTAACTAAAAAAGTTACTCCTAGACAAGGAAGAGCAGTTATATTTAACAATAAAATAAAGCATGCAGCTTGTTGTCCAATAAATTCAATATGCAGGCAAGTTGTAAATATGGTTTTATACAAATGATAAATTTTATAAATAAAAACAATAAATTAAATGAAACTAAAAATAGTTTAGTAATTACTTATCCAAGAACTGTTAATATAATATTTGGTAATTATCCGTACCCAGAAAAAATACATAATTTTATTGTAGAAATAAAAAATAATTTAAGTGAAAAAATGGAAGGCTACACAAATGTAAAAGGTGGAATGACGGATTGGAATTATTTTATAGATAAACCATTGTATAAAGATTTTATGTCTTATGTAATTAATAAACATCAAATATCGCACCCTAATATTTTTGAACATTTTTTTGAAAAATATAGAATTAGAGAAGCTTGGGGAAATGAAATAAAAACAAATGGTAGCGTAGAGTATCATATACATCAATTTATGCATGGAATTTTATATTTAACCAAAGGATCCGATTTAAATTTACCTGAATTGAATGTAAAAATAACTCCTGAACCAGGAGATTATTATATATTACCTCCTCATATATTTCATGGTTTTGAAAAACATACAGAAAAAAACAATAGATATAGTTTAATTTTTAATATTCAAAATGGAGAAGAATTTGAATACAATAAAAAACTTCAGAAAATAAAATGAATTATTTAGAAGCTGTAATGCAAATAAACAATATTGTTGAAGATATATTTTGTAAAGAAATAATAGATTATTGTAATAGTATTAATTTAAAATCTTTAGGAGTAGTCGATTCTTCTGATTATACCTCTAGAAATGTTTTAGGAAAACATTTAGATTATAAAGAAGATAAAATTATTTATGATAAAATAAATAAAAAAATAGAACAGGTTTATTCTTTTTATAAAATAAAATTTCCAAAAATTATATTAAACAAAATCAGTGAAATAGATTTATTAAAGTATGACGTAGGTGGATATAATAAATATCACGTAGATACCTATACAGATATTCCAAGATCTCTTAGTGTTATAATAAATTTAAATAATAATTATAAAGGTGGAGATTTAGTTTTTGTAGATCAAAAAAATAAAGAAACAAAAAGATGTAAATTAAATACAGGTTCGGTTGTATTTTTTCCAAGTAATTTTATGTACCCCCATGGAATTGAAAAAATAAAAGAAGGGACTAGGTATAGTATAGTAGCATGGCTTCAGTAAACGTTAAAGTAGATAGTCTTTTTCCAAATTTGGTAGCCACTAAGAATATAGATATATCAAAATTAAATGTCATAGGTGATAATTTTAAAAAAACTTTTGGATCAGATATAAAAACTACTCTTAACGGTAATACTTTGTTTGATAAAAACTCAATAAATTATTTGAATATAGAACTTAGATATATATTAGGGTATTTGTTAAAACCCTACTGTAGAAATTTTGTTTTTAACGTCTGTGATATATGGTTAAATAAATATGATAAAAATGATTATCAAGAAAGTCATACTCATCCAAGTGATTTTTCTTTTATAATATATTATAAAGTAGATAAGTCTTATACAATTTTTAACAACCCAGTTAAAAATTTATTAGAAATGTGTGATAGTAAAATATTTGATAAACATTCCAAACCAAAATTAAAACAGGGGGACTTAATAATTTTTCCTTCTTATTTAGAACATTGGGTAAAACCTAACTCTAATAATGTCACAATTGCAGGTAATATAAAAATTATGGAGATAATTAAATGAATGAAAAAACTGTAAATATAACTAATTTTATTGGTGTATATGATAATTACATTACCAAAGAAGAATGTAACAAAGCTATTAAATTATATGAAGATCAAAATAAATTTAACAACACCATTAATAGAATTGGTTTTGAAAAAGCATCTATATTAGATAAACAGGATCAACAATTTTTTGCAATACCTAGTAATATGGATATCTGGTGGGAAGAGTTAAAACCTATGATGGTAAATTTTGATTTAGCATGGAATCATTATACTAAACATACAGGGGCTAGTGATGCGTATAGAGTTCCTTTTCATTTTACAGATTTAAAAATACAAAAAACATTACCTACAGAAGGTTATCACGTTTGGCACATAGAACATGGAAAAGGATATAAAACTGAACCAAGAGCTTTTGTTTTTTCAATATATTTAAATGATGTAGAAGAAGGAGGAGAAACAGAATTCTTACATTTTTCAAAAAGAGTAAAACCAAAAACTGGTAGAATAGTTATTTGGCCAGCAGCTTTTCCGTATTTACACAGAGGTAATCCACCTTTATCAGGAGAAAAATATATTTTAACTTCTTGGATGTTATTGCGACCATGATTAAAAAAATAAACACAGGTATTCCAACTAAAACAAATAAAAGAATAATTAGTTTGTTATCAGAAATTGATGGCTGGGGTTTTGGGTACGATAACAATAGTAATCAAATAAACGTTAATAAACCAGATGCTGGTTTTACTTTAAAAACTTATAACAATTCATTTAAATATATAGACAATAATAGTTTAAATTTTTTTGCATATTTTATATCTGACATAGTAGAAAAAAATATTTTTTTTAAATTTAAATCAATAAACAGAATACATTGGAATTGGTATCATCCAGGCAGTAAAATGGAATTACATTCTGATGAAAGTTTAGATAAGTTTTTTTCAATTGTTTATAATTTACACACTAACGATGGTGGAACAGAGTTTAGTGTAAATGATAAAAAAACTTTTTATAATTCCATTGAATCTGAAGCTTTATTTTTTCCAAGTAAAATAAAACATAAAGGAATAGCACCTACAAAAGATTTAAATAGGTTTTCTTTAAATATTGTTATTGAAATATAAATTTTTATGCAGTAGGTCTTGGGCCTAATCTAGCAATTTTTTCAGCTTCAGTTTCTCCATCAACATTATCATCATCCCATTCTTGTTGTTGATATACTAAATTAGCTGCGTTCCATTTATCAATAAATGGTTGAAAATCTAAACCAGTGCTAGCCCAAGTATCATTAGGAGTTTCATCCTTAAATTCTACTTCATCTGAAGTATTTGAATTTTGATATTGAACCGCCCAAAAATTTGAATAAGAAGGGTTATTCCAAAAAGCATCATCATCAATTTTATAACCAATAGGTTGACCATCTTTTGGATTTAAATCTGATTGATTTATAATTATTTTGTCATCAAATATTACTGTCCAAGTTCCTTTAGCTGCCATTTTTTCTCCTAAGTTTTAATAATATAAATTACTGTTAAATATGGTTGAACTACTGAAGTTGCATCTCCTGTAAAGTTAGCACTCATGTTATGTTGGTGCCCTGATCCTGATCCAGTATTAAATGTTACTTTGCTTTCTGGAGCTTGACCACTAAGTTCTTGGTCAAGTTGGTTTTGAGCCATAGCTCTACCACCAACGTTCATACCATGGTCGTGACTAGCAAGTTGAGCTACTGATAAAGTTGCGTTAGCTGTTGAACCCCCAACGTTTCCAGTTGAAGATACAGTGTTCGTTCCACCAGTTGATGCTAAATTTTTAGTTCCTGATTTTCCAACTGCTACATTATCTTGTAGGTCTGGTAAATCAAAAGTAGTTGAACCATTACCTGCACCATAAGTCGTACCAACAATTGCAAATAAATCTGCGTATGTAGTTCTTGAAACTTCAGCACCATTACATTCTAAGAAACCTGAAGGTACAGATGAATCTGACCACGGCACAATTGTTGCTGTTGGAATACCTTCAATACCTGTAAGGTTAGCTCCATCAAAATCGTATCTAGTTGCTTCGTAGTTTGCCATAATTATTTATCCTTATAAGTCCAACCAACTGTTGCATCGCCAGAATATACAAGAGTAAATCCTGCACCTTCTGTATTCACAACAAGGTCGGCTGCTGCATTTGTTATATTAGATCCATTTCTACCAACTGTAAAGGCATTGGTGTCAAAAGTATATTTTGAATCTACAAATGTCACCTCATCGCCTGTTGCTGGTGAAGCAGGTAAAGTTATTGTTAAAGTTCCACCAGAAGTATCTGCTAAAATTTGAGCACTTGGTTGAACTGTTTCAGCTGTAGAGATTGCTCTCCATTTTTTAAATTCTAAATCTTTTACAATATCTGTTCCATCTGCATGACAAATGTATGAATGACCTTCACATAATAAAAATCCAGTTTGTCCTGTTACTTTAAATGTTAAAGTATAACCTGCGTGATTAGTGCCATCTATTACATTAAATAATTTTTCTATTGATGCTGGGAAATTAACTGTTCTATCTGCTGCAAGTGTACCAGTAAATTTTAAAGTCATATTTCTTGCATTAGAAATAGTACCATCAGTCATTGCTAAAGTTACGTCTGTTGATGCAACATCTATTTCCTGATAACCAGCAACTGATTGCTGA